CAAGGCACTTGAAACAAACGCGGAGAAGGCATCATTCGCGCTAAAGAAGTCATTCCTTCCAGCAACTGCAGCAATAGCAGGATTGACAGCTGGGCTCGTAATGAGCTCAAAAGCTGCTGCAGAAGATCAGGCTGCACAGGCACAACTTGCGCGCCAACTCCAAGCAACCACAGGAGCAACCGACAAACAGATCCAAGCAAACGAAGACTTCATCAGCACTCTGTCTAGAAGCGCAGCTGTCGCCGACGATGAACTTCGTCCGGCGCTTTCGGCTTTGGTCATCGGTACTGGCGATCTAGCAACGGCACAGGACGCACTCAAGACCGTCCTCGATGTCTCGGCTGCCACAGGTAAGGGCGTTCAAGAAGTCGCTGATGCCGTGTCAAAGGCTTACGGCGGAAACATGAAAGCCATCAAGCAACTATCGCCAGAGCTCTTCAAGCTCATCAAAGATGGCGCGTCAGTTGATGAGGTCATGCAGTCCCTCGCATCGACTTTCGGTGGCGCTGCATCAACCGCTGCGAACACTGCTCAGGGCAAGTTCAAGAACCTCACCATCCAGCTCGGCGAAGCCAAAGAAGCAATCGGAACCGCACTCCTTCCAGTCGTTGAGATCATGGTCGGCGCGTTCACCAACTTTGCAGTCTGGGCACAAAAGAACGCAGGCGTGATCCTTGGCATTGCGACCGCCATCGGAGCAATCGCTGCAGCAATCGTCGGAACCAACATCGCACTCGCAGCATGGAAGACCGTCAGCGTCATCACCATTGGCATCAACTATGCGCTCGCTGCATCCTTCACAGCTGTCCAAGTTGCAACCGGTGTAGGCATCGCAGTAGTGATCGCTGGTGTTGCAGCGTTCGCTCTTTACAAGCGCCAGATGAACGGGCTCAAAGATGATCTCGGTGGTGTTGCAACTCAGCAAGGGCTTACGAATCAGCAGATGCAACGCATGTCCGATGCTGGCAAGTTGGCGACCGAAAGCGTGAGCGGACTTAAGGATGCTTCGACTGGTGCTGGTGGCGCGGTGGACAAGATGGCAGAGAAGATCAAGAAGGCGCGCGAAGAGCTAAACGATCAATTCACGACAGCTCTTGACAATGCGAAAGGCAAGCTCGAGGAAGCGAAGAAGGCTTATGACGATTTCAAGGGCACGGTCGCTGAGTCGGTCACTGGCGAGTTCTCAATATCTGGTGCAGCTGACGCTGCCAAAGAAGCCGGAACGACGATCCTTGCTCAGCTCACAGCACAGGCTGACGGAGCAAAAGCCTTCGGATCAAAGATTGAAAAACTCCTCTCAATGGAGTTGTCACAAGACGCGCTCAAACGCGTTCTAGAGGCTGGTCAAGAGGCTGGAAGTGCAATCGCCGATGAACTAATTAGAGGTGGCTCAGAAGCGATTACAGGACCCAATGGGATCAACCAGCTAGTCAGTGACCTCAACTTTGTGGCAGATGCTTTGGGCAAGCTTGCTGCAGACAAGTTCTATCAAGCTGGAGTTACACAAGGCGAGCAATACCTTGCCGGCGTACAGTCAGCAATCCAAGCTGCAGAACAACTGCTGAAAAATCCGAACCTCAAGCTCGCAGATGTCAAGGGCATCGGAGCCAAGTTCGCAAGCGATGTCGTCGGTATCGATACAGGCGCGCCAGCATCACCGACCTCGGCTGTCGGCGGAGCTGCAGCTGCTCGAAGTGGCAACAACTACACAGTCAATGTGAACGGCGGAGTCATGACCAACGCTCAGACAGGCAAGGTCGTGATCGATGCGGTCAAGAGCTTCAACCGTGCATCGGGTCCAGCTGACATTGCGGTCCGTCCGATCTCTGGCAGATACTAATGAGCGCATCCGTCATCCAGTCGGGTGAATATCTCCTAGAAATTGATACTGGCTGGGACTCTTCAAGCTTCGTTCTGGACTCTGCGATCAAGGGCATTCTTGACAATCCGACTTACCCATTAGGACCGACGACAGAGTTCGCTGATGTGACCGACGGTGTTCTTGATGTGTCTATCACTCGAGGACGACGCGACATCGGAGACCAGTTCGTTCCGGGCATCATGAACTTCACACTCAATGACCAGCTCGCCGAAGGAGCCTTCAATCCGTTCAATACGGACGCGCCGACATACGATCCTGCAAACAATGAGCCCGGCATCGCACCTATGCGTCGAGTGCGCTTCTACCGATACAACTCGCTCAATGTTGCCGAGTCACTCTTTCAAGGTTTCATCGTCAATTATGACTATCAGTTCAATCTTGATGGCAACGATTTAGTCAATATCCAAGCAATAGATGACCAGTACTTGCTTTCGCAAGCGTTTCTAGACGAGTGGAATGTCACGGAGCAAGTCGCATCTGCTCGAGTTGTAGAGCTTCTTGCGCTTCCAGAAGTAGATGCTTTCCAAGGCGTAGGTCAGCAATCAATAGAGACTTCAGCTGTAACTCTTGGCGGTGCAGCTGCTTACACAGTTCCGTCCGGATCTAATGCTCAGGGCTATCTCAATGACATCATGGCTGCAGAGCAAGGACGCGCGTTCGTGGATCGGTCTGGCGTGTTCACATTCCAGAAGCGGATTGGATCGACACTTGCTGGAGCTTCTGTGGATTTTGGTGACAACGATCCAAGCCACTATCCCTACGATTCTGTGTCCATCAATTTTGGCGCAGACAAAGTAATCAACCGTGCAAGCGTGACCCATCTCGGAGCCACAGGACCAGAAACAGTTGATGACCCAGCAAGCCAAGCAAAATACTTCATCCAAGCAATCGCCTACACCGAAAGCCTCGTCCACAACGACACTGCAGCTCTTGCTCTTGCTTCCTACCTAATCCAAGGCGAACCGACCGCGACATTGACCAGCGTGAACACAGGCTTCCAGATGCTCTCTACAGGTGAGCGCGACAATGTGGCAATCCTTGAAATCGGCGACACAATCAGCGTTGAGAAGACCATCACAACCTCAGCAACTACCACCAGCGTCATCGCACAGGAGTCCTTCATCGAGGGCATCGAGCATCGGATCTCATACAGCCAGCCACATCAGGTCACGATCTATACATCCCCGACGACCGTTTATCAGCTGTTCATTCTTGACAGTTCCACACTCGACACGATCTACGCACTAAGTTAGGAAGCACTATGGCAGCAAATTGGACTTCATTCGTCGCAGGCAATGTCCTTGAGGCATCGCAACTCAATGGCGTGGTAGATAACTTCGCCGATATTGCTATTTTCAATGAAACGCAAGCAAGCGGCACTAATGGCGGTGCTTCAATTGCGGCTACATGGACTAAACGGGTACTAAACACCACAAATATAAACAACATTGCAGGCGCGTCTATTGCATCAAGTGTTATCACTTTGCCTGCTGGCACTTATTTGGTCAATGGAAGTAGCCCGTTTTATAGAGTGAACACCGCAAAAATTAGATTACAAAACACCACAGACGCAACAACAACAATTTTAGGAACTTCGGAGTTTGCTGTTCCTGCATATGAAGGATATTGCCGTTCAAATTTGACAGGGTTATTTACAATTACTGCAAGCAAAAACTTTGAGATGCAGTATTACGCACAAACCGTAAGAGCAACTGATGGACTTGGGGTTCCTACTTCTGCAGCATCTATTAGCGAAGTTTATTCAGTGATACAAATAACTCGGGTCGCATAATGGCTACACCAACTACCGCCGAAATCAACGCACAAATCGGCAATGCAACACGCGAACTAGCGCCAGGCACAACTTGGCGTTACAACGAACCCGGAGACGGGTATTACTGCCTCGAATGGCTTGACGACCCAGCATTGCAGCCAACAGAAGCCGACACAATGGTAAAAGCCGCCGAAATTGCAGCACGCCCACCGATTGACTGATGCGCTGGCGTTACCTTGTCGGCTACGGCATGCTCATTGCAGTCGTCCTATGGGGATGTGCAGGGTGTGCTGACAGGACTCGAATGAACTGCATCCGCACAAAGAACCAAGCAGTCACACTTACCACAGAGCTTCAAGTTGGTGGTGGTCGCTGTGGCTAGATACACAAACGACGAAATCAAAGCACGACTCATCCTCGTCGTCGGCATCGGTCTGACATGCGCTTTCGTCGGCTCAATCTTTACCTTGCTTTACGGTCTGCTCTTCGTAACCCAGCCACTCGAGCAAGCACCTAACGACGCTGAAGCCTTCTCAGTACTGAACCCGATGCTCATGACATTGAGTGGCGGTCTAATAGGATTACTCGCATCAAACGGACTCAAGAGCAAAGCAAAGGACAAAGACGATGAAAGCTAAAGACAAAGCCCTATTCGCTTCATACGGTCGCTCAGTCATCGCAGCGGTCATCGCGGTGTACTCAACCGGCAGCGCCGATCCAGCCGACTTCGTCAAGGCAGCATTCGCTGCACTTGTTCCCGTGCTGATTCGTTATGTGAACCCTAAAGATCTGGCATTTGGTCGTGGCAATAGCCAAAGCTAAAGCTGGGATTCCGAACGCTCGGGATTACATCGGCAACGCTGACGGAGCATCACCAGCTCCTCGAGCAGGAATGAACGAATGGATCAAGCAAGCCATCGCTGCATCTAATGGCGCGCTCTGGAACAACGGTTCATGGGGTCAGCGTGACATGCGCGGAAAGCCCGGATCGCTTTCAGTTCACGCCACTGGCAGAGCTGTCGATCTTTCATATCGCAATAGTGAGAAGCATCCGAACGCTGGACGCAAAGAAGCTCTCGTGTTCATTGACAAGCTTGTCGCCAACGCGAACGACCTCGGTCTTCAGTGCATCCTTGATTACATGCCAAAAGAACACGGACGCGCTTGGCGCTGTGACCGCTACGCATGGCTCAAATATGACAAGCCAACGATCCACGGCGCTCCCGGCGGAGACTGGTTCCACATCGAGATAACACCACAAGCTGCAGACTCGGTGATCTGGGTTAAAGCCGCATTCCTAAAGGTCTTCGGGGAAATCCCACCTAAAACTTGACCCATGCCCTAAGGTCGAATCACCGACGGAAGGCAAGTGACTATGAGTGAACCACAGTTCTTTGATTACAGCGTCTATGTAGGCGTGATGGATAACGGACAAGAGATCCTCGTACAGATCTTCACAGAGCCCGAAACGGGAAAATATCTACTAGGACAAATTGCATTCAGATCCCACGCTTCATCATGGGGCGTGCCTATACCACTGGAGAAAAAATGAACTATCTTGCAGAGAAATTGATTGGGCTAGTACTTTGTACAGTCTTTGGGGTTACGGCTCTCACGGGGGCTCCTAGCGCGTCTAAAGAGCCTTCTGGGACTATCGCCCTAGCGCCGATCAGCGTCCAGCCATACCTCATTGAGCCGATCACGACCACCAGCTCCACGATCTTCATCGACCCATATTCGAGCGCATGCGAACAATTTTCAGCTCTTGCCATCAACCTCGGCTGGGATCCGGAACAGCGCACAGTCCTCGAGTCCATCATGGCTCGCGAAAGCGGATGCCGACCTAACGCACACAACAAAACACTCAACCGTGACAAGTCACAGGACTACGGTCTGCTGCAGATCAACGACCGCTCATGGACAAAATGGCTGCAGGATCAAGGCATCATCACACAGACATCAGATCTGCTACAGGCTCAGACTAACTTGCTCGCAGGATTAGCAATTTACAATTATGGCATGGAGCGTTACGGCTTCGGCTGGGGACCTTGGAGTGTGAAATGAGCGAAGGCGTTGCATGGAACCAAGGTGAGCTCACCGAAGAAACACGCAGAATGGTATTGGAGCAAGCGATGAACACGAATCACACAATGGCAATCTTCGGTCTCATGGATGACATCCTCGCGGTGAGTCAAAACCCTCACGCATCAATCATCCGTCGTCTTCGCACAATGAAGAACCAACTCTCACTGAATGATCCGATGCCACTTTACGATGTGACTACACTGGACCAAGCAATCAAAGCGCTCGAAGCGCACTCATAGAAAAGGCATCCGACATGTCCGACCATCAGCCAGAACTATTCCAAATCACTACAGGGTTAGGTGGCACTAAATATGTGCCAACAGTCAATCGCAATGTGGTCATCACAGCAAAAAAAGCGCATCCAACATCACTAAGCGCTGCCAAAAACGCATTCCCACGATCAGGATCCAAGCGTCAAAAGATCTACAACGCAATCAAGCTCTTCGGTGGAATGACAGACGAAGAACTAGAACGAACACTTGAGATGTCCGGCAACACTGTTCGTCCTTCGCGTGTGTCACTTGTGCGCGACGCTCTAGTCATGGACTCAGGACGCACACGCAAAACCATCTCAGGCAACGATGCAATCGTCTGGGTGGCTTGCTAATGGCATTCGATCTCAGCAACTACGAGACAGTCGAGCAGCGTCTTGTGCGCTTCTGGACTGCATATCCAGATGCACGCATTGAGACCTGCATGATGAACTACGACGGAGACTCTTGCATCTTCCGTGCAGAGCTGTATCGCCACGCCGAAGATGCCAAGCCGATGTCAGTCGGCTACGCGCACGAGATCCATTCGGATCGCGGAGTAAACAGCACAAGTTTCGTGGAGAACTGTGAGACCAGCGCGATTGGTCGCGCGATCTCCAACTGCCCAATTCAGTCTCAAGGGAATGGTCCCCGACCTTCTCGCCAAGAGATGGAAAAGGTAGCTCGGCTGGGGGGCAACCTAGCGCCCACAACTGATCGCCCAGCCGGGCAACCATCCACTCAAGAACACACTCCTCGAGGAGCGTTCGCTACACCGAAGCAGATTGGCTACATCAAGAAACTTGCCAAGGATGCCGGCATGGATGATCTTCGCTTGCTTGAACTAATCCATCGTGAGCTTGGCGACGACAGCGCGGTCCTTGAACTACTCAAATCACATGAAGCATCCAAGATTATTGAGGTATTGAAGTGAGCGCGTTTGATGAAAAACAAACTGGGGCAACCCCAATTGAAATAGTTGATTACTTGCGCGGAGTCATTGACACATTGCGCGCCGAAAAAGCGCTGCTAGAAAAGCGATACGCAGATCTTGAAGCCAGCAGAGAAACATGGCAGAAACTCGCGCAAGCGTGGGAATGGTTAGCAGACAACAAACGGATCGTTCCAGCTGATGAAGCCTGATCTGAAGATGAGTGAAGCCGATCTCAAAGAAGTGGTGATCAGCGTGGCGAAGCGTTATGGCTGGCTCATTCACCATGATCTGCCGGCACAGAACTCTCGAGGACGCTGGCTCACCAATGTCCAAGGCGATGCAGGCTTCCCAGATCTGATCTTGGTGCATCCAGTGTCCGGCAAGTTGCTTGCTGTAGAGCTCAAAGCAGAGCGCGGAAAGCTCTCACCATTACAGAAGCGATGGCTCATGGCATTCGATGCCGGCTCACACTTCAACAGCGTCTGGAAGCCCTCT